CCTGTTGCCTCGACAACTACAACAACCTCAACTATTGCTGACCCTTCTGATGTAGAAACTGTTACTTTTACGGTTACTGTTCAACAATATTTGGGAGTAAATATATTTCTAATAAATGGGGTAAATAATCCTGTCCTTACAATGAAAAGAGGATCAACTTATATTTTTGATCAATCAGATTCTTCAAATAGTGGACACCCACTTAGAATAAAACGAAATTCAGGTGAATCTTATTCAACAGGAGTTACTGTCGCTGGTACGCAAGGATCTCCTGGTAGCTCTGTAACATTTCAACCATCTTATCCAGACGCACCATCAGATTTAAGGTATTACTGTACTGTTCACGGAAATGCAATGGGTAATACGATTACAATGAATGATCCTAATACGATTCAACAAGAAATAGCCGTAACCTCTACAAGTCAATCAAACCCTTATGGAACACCAGATCCTACAGCAGAATATCCTCAAGAAATTTATAAAATTGATAGAAAATCAGCAGAAAATAGAGCAGTTGTTCAATTTGAATTAGCTGCTTCTTTTGATCTAGCAAATATAAGAATCCCATTAAGAGTATGCACTAAAGAATTATTTCCTTCTATTGGAACGTTTATTTAATGAGTGATTGGAAAGAAGCTGCTCTTAGTCATGCAAAAGTTGAAGATCCCAAAGAATCTGTTGGTCTTTTGTTAAATATCAAAGGCAAAGAAAAATATTATCCCTGTAATAATCTGTCTATGACTTCATATCAATCTTTTATTCTTGATCCAGTTGATTATGTACAAGCTGATTCTGTTGGTGAAATAACAGCTATAGTTCATAGTCATCCAGTAACACCTCCAATTCCTAGCCAAGCAGATTTAGTTAGTTGTGAAAATTCTAATTTACCTTGGTATATTGTTAACCCAAAAACAGAACAATGGGGTTATTGCGAACCTAGTGGATATAAAGCTCCATTATTAGGAAGAGAATGGGTATGGGGTATAACAGATTGTTGGTCGTTAGTTGTAGATTGGTATAAAGAAGAAAAGAATATTGAATTACTGGATTATCAAAGACCAGCAAAAGTAGAAGATTTTTTAGCAGATCCAGTTTTTGAAAGATACTTACCAAGTAGAGGTTTTAGATTATTAATGCCAAATGAGGAGTTAATGAATGGAGATATTTTAGCAATGAGTATTTTTGGTCAGGGATTAAATCATGTAGCTATTTTCTTGGATGGGGATGTTTTACATCATTTAGGAGATAGACTATCTTGTAGAGAACCATACTCACCTTGGTTATTAAAATGTACAGGAGGGAGGTATCGTTATGATGCGTAAATTAAAACTATATGGAGAGTTGGCTAAATTCATAGGCCATAAAGAGTTTGAAATTAAAGTGAATAATTTACCTCAAGCTATAAGTTTTCTTATAAATAATTTTCCAGAAGTAGAAAAGTATATGACTCCAAAATATTATCAAGTAAAAATTGGAAATTATACGATAAATGAAGATGAGATAACAGACCCAATAGGAGAACAAGATATTCATATTGTGCCAATGATTGCTGGAGCAGGAGGTGGAGGTTTTAGGAATTTTTTATTAGGAGGATTATTAATTGGAGCGTCATTCTTCTTCCCAGGTGCAGGATTATTTGGAACTGTTGGAGTGGGAGGAGCAGGAGCAGGAGCAGCAGCAGGGGTATATACAGGTTTAGCTGCTGGAGGGACTTTAACAGCTATTGGTACAGGTTTGAGTGCTATCGGTGCTGGACTATTGCTTCAAGGTGTTAGTGAAATGCTTTATCCTACCGAGACTCCTACTAATGAAGATAATCCACAAATTTCTTTTAACTTTGCTGGAACGCAAAATACAGCTAGGGCTGGTACTCCAGTTCCAATTGTCTATGGTGAAATATTTACAGGGTCAGTTGTTATAAGTGGAGATATTGATACAATTGCGGTACAGGCATGATTGATAAAAATAAGCAGATTATAGGATCTCGTGGTGGTGGCAGCAAAGGTGGTAATCAAAGTGAACCACCAAGTATTGCTAAAGATAATTTACACAGTAAACAGTTTGCTACTTTAATTGACTTAGTTTCTGAAGGAGAGATAGAGGGTTTTGCTACTGCTTCAAAAGAAGGAAGAACTAAAGGTACAACTGCATATTTAAATGCTGCAAAAAAAGATATTTTTTTAGATAACACACCTATATTGCAAGCCAGTGCAAACTCAGCCAATCCATCAAATTCTCAATTTAATCATAAAGATGTAGGTTTTGATGTTCGTTTCGGTACAGGAAACCAAACTAAAATGAAAGGAGTTAAAGGAAGCTCATCTTTATTTAATGTTGGTGTAGAAGTTAAAAAGGGTAATACCAATGCTGTAACAAGACAGCTAACAAATAATACTGAACTAGACGCAGTAAGAGTAACTGTAACTGTTCCTGCTTTACAAAGACAAAAAGATGATGGAGATATAGTGGGCTCTAAGATTACTTTAAAAATTCAAATTCAAAACAACGGAGGTGGTTTTGTAACTAAATTTACGGATAATATTGTTGGTAGAACAGCAGATGCTTATAACAGAGATTACAGAATTAATTTAAGTGGTGCTCATCCTATTGATGTAAGAGTTATCAAAACTTCTGATGATAGTACGGATAAAATTTCAAGAGATTTAATTTGGCAATCATATTCAGAACTTATAGATGATTCCAACAGATACCTTGATAGTGCATATACAAAATTAAGATTAGATTCAGAGTTTTTTACTAGAATCCCTGCTAGAAAATTTAGAATAAGAGGAGTAAAAGTAAGAATACCAGGAGCAGGAGCAAGTGGATCGGGTACTCCTACTGTTGACCTACAAACTGGAAGAGTTGTTTATCCTAATGGTTATATTTTTAACGGAGTTATGGGTGCTGCTCAATGGACAACGTGCCCTGCTTTAATACTCCTTGATTTACTTACTAACACCAGATATGGATTAGGTAATCATATTGTTGATAGTAATTTAGATTTATTTTCTTTTATAACTGCAAGTAAGTTTTCTAATGAACTTGTTGATGATGGTTTTGGCGGATTGGAAGCTAGATTTGCTTGTAATATTAATATTCAGACCAGTGTTGAAGCTTTTACTGTAATTAATACTTTGTCAGGGATTATGAGATGTATGCCAATCTGGGCACAAGGAGCATTACAACTTACACAAGATAGCCCAAAAGATCCTAGCTATCTATTTACGATGGCTAATGTCGGGCCAGAGGGTTTTAGCTATACAGGTAGTAGTCTAAAAACTAGAGCTACAGTTGTAGCAGTGTCTTATTTTAATATGGACACAAGAGATCTAGACTTTGAAGAGGTTGAAGCGGAGACAGCTTATAAAAATAAATATGGGCATAATTTAAAAAGAGTAAAAGCATTAGGTTGTACAAGCAGAGGTCAAGCCAGAAGATTTGCAAAAGCAATACTTTTTGCTGAACAAAGAGAAACAGAAGTTGTAACTTTTTCCGCTTCAATGGAATCAGGTATTGTTGTAAGACCTGGAACGATTATTAGTATTGCTGATCCTGCCAGAGCAGGAGTAAGAAGAGCAGGAAGAATCAGTAGTGCAACTACAACTCAAATCACTGTTGATGATTCAGACTCTACAGATTTATCAGATCAAAACAATCCAAAATTAAGTGTAATAATGCCTAATGGAACAGTAGAAACAAAAAATGTTACTGTCATTTCAGGAAAAGTAATTACATTAGCAAGTGCATTAACTCAAGCACCTAATTCTAATAGTGTTTGGATGCTTGAGAATGATTCAATCAATTCACAGCAATTTAGAGTAATGTCAGTAGAAGAGAGAGATGGCATTAATTATGGAATATCTGCATTAGCGTATGTAAAAGAAAAATATGATTTCATCGAAGAGGGTGAACAGTTAACACCTCAAGTTATCTCTAATTTAAATTTACCAAAACCACCTCCTCAAGGATTAAGTGCAGAAGAAGTTATTGTATTAATAAATAATCAACCTGTTTCTAAGTTGTTACTGAGATGGCAACCTGTTGATGGTGCATCAAATTACATGGTTAATTATAGATTTGAAGATAACAATATTGTTTCTACCATAGTCAGTAGTCCTGATTTTGAAATAGTTAATTCGCAAGTTGGTGCTTATGAAGTATCTGTTTTTACTTTAAACGCAGCTTTAAAAGCCAGTGCTGAGGCTACAACTGATACTTTCAATACTATTGGTAAAACTGCTGTTCCTGCTGATGTATCAGGACTTACAGGCGAACCAATAAATGAAAAACTTGTAAGATTGCGTTGGAATTTATCAACAGATTTAGATGTTACTCATGGTGGTCGTGTTTATGTAAGACATTCTCCAAAAGTTGATGGAACGGGATCTTTTTCTAATGCTACTGATCTTATTGAAGCGTTAGCAGGAAATACTACCACTGCTGAAGTTCCTTACTTGGAAGGAGAATATATTTTAAAATTTCAAGATGATGGAGGTAGGTTCAGTGCTGGTGAAGCAAGTGTAATTTTAGATTTACCAGATAATATTGATGCTAAAACAGTTTTAACAAGAAGAGAAGATCAGGATGTACCAAAATTTCAAGGAACAAAAACTAATGTTGCTTTTGATGCTATAACAAATTCTTTAAACCTTACTGGATTAGGATTATTTGATGATGTTACTGATTTTGATGCTGTTGGTTCGTTAGATGATATTGGTGGCATATCTTCATCTGGTACTTATGAATTTGGTGGAGCACCAGGTAGCGATACTTTAGATTTGGGAGATGTGTATAGCTTGGATCTGAAACGTCATTTTTTAACAGAAGCTTTTTATCCTAGTGATTTAATTGATTCAATACCAGATTTTGATTTAAGAACAGATTTTGAAGGATTAACAGCTACAAAGGTAAACGCAACCATGCAAGTTCGTGTCACTCAGGATGATCCTAATAGTGGATCTCCTACTTATAGTGCGTTTCAGACTTTTGCAAATGGAACTTATAAAGGAAGAGGTTTTCAATTTAAAGTAAATCTTACAAGTGAAGATCCTGCACAGGATATAAGAGTATTTCAACTAGGATACTCAGCCACCTTACAACGGAGAACAGAACAAGCCCCTGCAACGATAGCAAGTGGTGCAGGAGCAAAAGCTGTTACATTTCAACATCCCTTCTTCGCTGGAACGTCTGCTCTTGGCGGAGTAAATAGCAGTTTACCTTCTATCGGTATCACAGCACAGAATATGGGTTCTGGAGATTTCTTTGAATTATCAAACATTAGTGGCACTGGATTTACTGTTCATTTTAAAAACTCATCAAATAATTCAGTTGATAGAAATTTCACCTATCAAGCTGTCGGATTTGGTAAAGCAAGTTAGAATGAGATCAATATTTGTTTTTTAGATGGCTAGACCAGGATCAACCACCAGCGAGACAGGTAATAATTATAATACCGCCAATGGAACTGGTGTTGCTGTACGTTCAAAGCTCAATGAAATTTTTACAGCTTTAAGAACATTAAGTTCTGGAAGTAGCGATCCATCAGGAGCAGCAAATATAGCTCAATTTCAACCTCATATAAATACATCTACTAACGAATTAAAAATAGCAACAGCAGTTTCGGGAGATAGTGCAACTTACAATACTTTAGGAAATATCACACTTGATAATTTAGGTCATGTTGTAGCAGCAAGTCCTACGATGACAGGTGATGTTACCATGTCATCTACTGGGTTTTTAAAAATACCTGTTGGAACGGATGCACAACAACCTGGGCAGTCTGGTGCTCCTGCTGTAGCTTTAGGACAACTAAGATATAACTCAACACAAAATAGATTTGAAGGCTATAAAGATACAGGTTGGGGAGAGATCGGTGGAGGTGCTGGAGCTACTGGAGGTGGTACAGACCAAGTATTTTTTGAATCAGATCAAGCGGTTACAACATCTTATGACTATACAATCGGTAATGGAACGTCTAATATAAATGCAGGAGTTTTTGGGCCGCTTACTATCAGTGCAGTCCTCACGATTCCAGCAGGTTCAGTAGTTACTATCGTTTAATTATGTCACTTATTCTTAATGGAACAACTGGTATTTCTGGAGTTGACGGATCATCGACTACGCCAGCCGTAAAAGGGGTTGATGCTAATACTGGAATTGTCTTTGGAAATAATATTATGACTTGTTCTTTAGATGGAACTGAAAGAATAAAAATAGACTCTACAGGGCGTGTTGGCATGAATCAAGGATCTCCAACCGCACAGCTAGAAGTTATTAACACAAGCACTGGAAGGTCATATAGTTTATCAGGTGCAACAGAGTTAGTTGTTGAAAGGGCTAGTGATGTTAACCTTTCTTTAATTACAACTAATACCCATAATTCAAGAATACGTTTTGGTGATACGGATGACGAAGATGCTGGAGCAATTGATTACGACCATAACGTCAATAATTTAAATTTTTTTACTGATGGAGCTTTTACAGGCAAAATTGATGCTACTGGGAGATTGATAATGGCAAGTCCCACTGTTGCAACAAGTGTTGCAGGTTCATTTGTTACCTCTGGAAGAATACAAACTGAGGCAACATATAATATTACAAGCAGTTCAAGTGCAAATGTTTTTATAAGCACAAGTGGACTTTTACACAGGTCAACATCGTCAAGTAGATATAAAAAAGATATTGCTGATGCTACATGGGGTCTTGCGGATGTTTTGAAACTAAAACCAAAAACTTTTAAAAGTAATGCAACAGGTGAAAATGCTGATGATAAAACCTATGGTGGTTTTATAGCAGAGGATGTTCACG